TTTTTCCAGCTCTTACGGTGTATTACCTCCGCTTTGTAAAGACCATTGATGCTCTCAGCCATCGCGTTGTCATACGAGTCGCCTGTACTCCCTGTTGATGCCAGTAATCCGGCTTCTTTTAGTCGCTCCGTATAGGCCAGTGACACATACTGAGAGCCTTTATCGCTGTGATGGATGGTGCCAGACGGACGACGGGCCCACAACGCCTGCTCCAGCGCATCCAGCACGAATGTCGTTTCCATAGACGATGAGACCCGCCACCCCACGATGTATCCGGCAAACACATCAATGATAAACGCCACATAGACGAAGCCCTGCCATGTGCTGACGTAAGTAAAATCAGCCACCCACAGCTGGTCAGGTCGTTCTGCCACGAACTGACGGTTTACGCGGTCGCCTGCGGCAACGGCTTTCCGGCTGATGGTCGTACGGACCTTTTTACCCCGGAGAACACCGGCAAGTCCCATAACCGCCATGAGACGTGCCACTGTACATCTGGCCACCCTGATTCCTTCCCGTAACAACTGACGCCAGACTTTACGCACACCGTACACCTGATGATTTTCATCGTATACGCGCTGTATCTCTCTCTTCAGCCAGTCGTCGTGCTGCGCACGGGCACTGCGTTTATCCGGATGATGTCGCTGTTGCTGACAATGGTAATACGTTGACGGGGCAATATGCAGTTCGCTGCATACCGGTCCGACCCCGTACTGCTCACGCAGCTTATCCAGCAGTGGCATCATTTTTTCCAGAGGCGGTCGAACTCCGCCTTCGCAAAATAAGCGGAAGCCTGGCGAAGGATATCGTTACTGCGGCGCAGTTCACGATTTTCACGTTCCAGCTCTTTCAGACGCTGACGTTCAGCGCTGGTGAGCCCACCATCACCGCCCCCGGTATCCCGCTCATGCTGGCGAACCCAGACACGCAGAGTCTCCGGCGTACAGCCAATCTTTGGGGCAATGGAACAAATTGCCGCCCACTGTGAGTCATATTCATCCTGACTTTCCAGAACCATACGAATCGCCCGCTGACGGACTTCGGGGGAAAAACGAGTATTTTTAGTCATCCTGTTTACCTCTTTCTCAGGGAGTTTAGTCTCCAGGATTTCCGGGGCGGTTCAAACTGGCTAAATCGCTCGCGCGCAACCGGACAACAACGACGGATCAGGCTAAAGCTGCGCGTGAGTATGAGCTGTATCTGAAATCTCAGGATGCATTAGGCAAAAAACTACGCGCAAAAGATAGCGCCACGGACAACGTTCGCCGGTTGTTAAAAAAAGCTCGCACCACGGCAAACAGGAAGAATGCCGAACTAAAAGCATCGCGGGTGAGGGAAGCCCAGGCTCGCGCTGAAGCCGACGCTCTCAAAAAAGCCCTGCAAACGCAGGCGAACAACCTCATAAAGTTTTTCATGAGTCAGGGAATGGACAAGGCCGCTGCCACTGCGCAGGCGCGAAGCATTCTTGAGACACAAATTAACGAAGCCCGTAAACGGAAAGGATAATCGATGGCTGGTTTCTTTGATGACATGTTTGAGGACACAGAACCATCACAACAAGTGACTGGTGATAACCTCCCGGACACCGAATCGGATCCGGATATTCCAGGCGAAGGTTCTGAACTGATTGAAGAGGAAGATATTGATGCTGAAATCGAAACCGATGGTGTTAACGTTGGTAATATTGTTGATCCTGTGGAGGACAATCACCTTCCCAATCTGGATCACGGCCTGCTTAGTGATTCTGGTGTGCGCCACCGTTATCAAGGTCATGCAGTTTTTAATAACCTTGTGCGGATGGACTGGCTCAAAGCAATCAAGCTAGACCCTGACTCATTCGATGCGGTTCTGTATCGCGCAATACCTTACAGAGACAAAAATGCACCTGAAACGGCATCTGAAATAATAGAACCGAACCAACGCATATATGACTATCAGGATCCAGAACTGATAACGGCCCTCGACTGCCCGGATGAGATGGACGCCTTCTACGCGCTATACGACGGCAGTGATAATACGGGAATTAGCGACAGTGCTTTAATCCTTCGGTTGGCCGCCGTTAATGTGCCAGTGGGTTCTATGCTCGAATGGCTGGAACAGCTGTCAGACGGCACAACCATTCGCCGCTTCTGGTACATCCATAAAATATTCAATTACGGCACTGCCAGGGTAGGCAGTTTGTTTTATTGCGTGCCTTCACGCGCCTTTGAAGGGAATTTCATCGGTGATTCTGAATAATCAGGAATGGCTACTGGCCATCTTTAAGAAAAAAGGTCTTACTCCAACCGGTAAGCTGGAATTTGCCACTATTGATGGCATTGATTCGGCGCTCGCACAGGCTTTAAACGAAGCATTCGACTCACAAGTTGTCAGCTTTAATGATCGCACTAACCAGTCATTCAGGGAGTTCCTGAAACGCACACCAAGAGATCGCATAACGCTCGGCACTTTTAGTGATGTGAAGGAGTGGTTGTCGTCATTTGAAGCCGATCGCGCCGGGCGCAAAGATACAGCCTCTGCTGGCCCAGTAAATAAGCTGGCAATGCCGCTTGTGAATCTGTCTCGTTCTCCCGCGTTTTCAATTTATGAAGGTGAACTGTGCCGGGATAATTACGATGAAGGGCATGTCACCAATGAAAATGATGAGATTGAAGCCCTGGTATCTACTATCCCTTTCTCACTGGAATATTCGCTATGGATAGCCAGTGACGAGAAGGAATCTCTTGGGATGGTTACAACTGCATTAGCATTCTGGCTACGAATGTATGCCAGCCTCGGGCAGGCATCTTTCACTCACATTGCCAATGTCGGCGGTTATGAGATACCGGTTACCTGTTACATAGAAGGGCAAAAATCAATCGCATTTCAGGATCTGACCACCGGCACCGCCGACAACAGGCTGTTCGCGGTTGGATTGAACCTCACCGTTGTGGCGGAACTTCCTATCCTGGCTTATATGCAGCAAACCACCGGCACCATAACGGTAAAAGCGAAAATTCTGGAGGAATGAGATGGCCACAAAGACCACCACAGCCCCGGAAACTGATTCAAAACGCACTCAGCTATTCCTGCAATCTGTTTCAATTGGGCAGAACGAAATCCCTCGCGAAATGATCGTAGGATGTACCTATGTCGAACCTGGGGAGCTATCTGGTCCCCAGCTTATGCTCATGGTCAGGGATTCAACGGCTTACGTGGTCAATAAGCTGGGGGTGAAATTTGGGACAATAATGACAGTTTCACTTGGTGATCCGGAAGGTCATGGCGGCATCCTCTTCTCGGAAGAGTTCTTTGTTCTTAAAGCGCCGCGCAAGGACGATACTGTACTGATTTACGCGTTTAGTAACCCGGTGCGGTTATTAAAAGTTCCGTCCACCAGCGCACAGTATTTTGTTGATAAGCCACCATCAGCCGTAGTTTCCTCTCTTGCCCCTGGTCTGAAGGTAAATGCTGACTCATTCAGAAAAACATCCACATACCACCTAAATGTTGGAGAAAAACCGACCAAGGTATTGCAGGAGATAGCCCGGGATACCGGTTCTATGTGCTGGGCATCCAGGGGGACGATCAATTTTAAAAGTATGGAAAAAATGGCAAACGCCGCTCCATCGCTTACTTATGAGTCCGCCAATCCCAACACATCCGGATTTACAATTAGTCAGTTCAACATCCTGAATGCCGATTATGAATACCAGCGCCGCCACAATTACAGAATGGCCAGTTATGACATGACCAAAGGTGTGGTTTACTCAGGTAACCAGGAAGACCCCATTAAATTTACGAGCAATCCCGATCCTACCGCGCTGGCGAACTACAACAAATTCATTCTCCCCCGCCTCGATATGCTGGTGGAAGGAAATGCCGCGCTAACTCCGGGTACGACGCTGAAAATTGTCGTGCATAACACGGCAGGTGACGGAGAACTCGATGAATCTATCCCTGACAAAATGATAGTGATGTCCGTGACTCATTTCGAAGACCGCTTTCGTTTTGTCAGCCGTGCACAGTTAGGAGTGGTGAATGGGTAGTTTGACAGGGAAGTATCGGGCTGTAGTGGTAAGCGTCGATGACCCTAAAGGTCTGATGCGTACGCAAATACGCGTTGTCGGCATGATGGATGGGCTACCAGATGCCTCATTGCCGTGGGCAGAAGCCATATTGTCCAATGCAAACACATTTTCACCATTTCTGCCCGGCGATAAAGTATGGGTAGAATTCCCCTACAATGGAGATTCGCGATGGCCATTGATAATCGGTTATGCACAGGATGCATCCGGTGGCGCTCCCAATGTGCCGCCTGAAGCGTCAGGACAAGGTGAAGGCTATGTACCGCCTGAAGTCGAAGGTGCACCAGCACAACCATCAACCAGCGCCAAAAAAGACTTTATTTCGTCGCGGAACGGACTAATGGAGGTCCGGACGGCGGGCGGAGCCTGGGCCGTTACGCACTTGAAAAGTGGAACAACAATCGGGTTCAACGAGGCCGGGGAGTTATATGCCATTTCTCAAGGTCCGGCATTCATCTCTTCCGCAGGAAATCTCGATATAAAGTCAGGCGCGGATGTCGCCCTGAAGGCGGGGGGAAGTATGGCGATAGAGGCCAGCGGGAATCTATCCATAAAAGCCGCTCAAGTCTCTGTTAACAAGGCTTAAGAAAAGCCCGGCGTTCGGGCTTTTCTGTTATGACGGGTTCAATTTTTTATCCGTTACCGCGCGACGGTTTCTGCGTGACAAACGTCTCAAGCATCTTTTCCGCAATTGCCGACCAGGTGTGACACTGGACCTTTTCAGCATTTTTCACGCGATCAACGCGAGCAATAACCTCATCCCAATCAATCCGCGACTTGATAACCATATGGTTCACCAAAGCCAGGCGATCTGGCGGAAGACAATCGGGAGGCGTTAATACCAACGCCCCGCACATTGCCGCCTCAAGTACAGTTAATCCAAGGCTTTCGGGATGCGTAACGATAAACACGTCACTCTTACGCAATTCAGCTGCAAATTCGGTTGCTGGTACCGGCGTCCGTCTGTATGGGGTTACCGATATATTCCCCGGATCAATGGTAATCAATCCGTCATCGGTCAACGTTCTGGCCTCATACGGAACGGTCAGACGCTGAAGGTTCATAAGGATACTTAAGGAGTGATCAAACCCACTAACATCAAATGCAGCGTGGTCTACAAAAATACGCAGAACATCGTCTGTTTTGGTTTCCAGATGGAACAGATCCTGATTCGCTGCCCATCCAACATGTTTGTTAAAGCGATTATGACGCTCTAACCTGCCGGGATTATCCAGGTACCGCCAGGTATCATCGCGGACAGTAAAAGTAATATCGACTGGTGCCGAATCCAGCATAGAACCGTCGTATACCTGGGCTACCCATCCAGTGAATCGACGACGCAGTTGCACGCCTATTTCCCTGGGCACCGTAGTAAAATACCGCAATCCTGGCGCTAAAATGGCTTTCGCAGAACACGAGGTCGCAGCGGTCAACACAGCTTCAACATAATCCTCCGGGCTTTCGACGCCGGGGGAATATGGACGATGGAATTGCAATGTTACCCCTGCCTCACTAAAGGCGCAGGCCAGGTTGTAAGCCCACATTTCCGTATATGTTTTCACATCACTGATAGCTTCAAATTTTCGCCCAATGATCAGGATGTTCATCGGCTTTTCCTCATTCCATTGCATTAATAATCCTCTTGCCAGTCAGCACCAGCATAGTTATCAAACCGTGAGTATTGGCCGTTAAAAGCCAATCTCACCGTGCCAATTGGGCCATTTCGTTGCTTTCTGAACCGCCCCGGAAATCCTGGAGACTAAACTCCCTGAGAAAGAGGTAAACAGGATGACTAAAAATACTCGTTTTTCCCCCGAAGTCCGTCAGCGGGCGATTCGTATGGTTCTGGAAAGTCAGGATGAATATGACTCACAGTGGGCGGCAATTTGTTCCATTGCCCCAAAGATTGGCTGTACGCCGGAGACTCTGCGTGTCTGGGTTCGCCAGCATGAGCGGGATACCGGGGGCGGTGATGGTGGGCTCACCAGCGCTGAACGTCAGCGTCTGAAAGAGCTGGAACGTGAAAAATCGTGAACTGCGCCGCAGTAACGATATCCTTCGCCAGGCTTCCGCTTATTTTGCGAAGGCGGAGTTCGACCGCCTCTGGAAAAATGATGCCACTGCTGGATAAGCTGCGTGAGCAGTACGGGGTCGGACCGGTATGCAGCGAACTGCATATTGCCCCGTCAACGTATTACCATTGTCAGCAACAGCGACATCATCCGGATAAACGCAGTGCCCGTGCGCAGCACGACGACTGGCTGAAGAGAGAGATACAGCGCGTATACGATGAAAATCATCAGGTGTACGGTGTGCGTAAAGTCTGGCGTCAGTTGTTACGGGAAGGAATCAGGGTGGCCAGATGTACAGTGGCACGTCTCATGGCGGTTATGGGACTTGCCGGTGTTCTCCGGGGTAAAAAGGTCCGTACGACCATCAGCCGGAAAGCCGTTGCCGCAGGCGACCGCGTAAACCGTCAGTTCGTGGCAGAACGACCTGACCAGCTGTGGGTGGCTGATTTTACTTACGTCAGCACATGGCAGGGCTTCGTCTATGTGGCGTTTATCATTGATGTGTTTGCCGGATACATCGTGGGGTGGCGGGTCTCATCGTCTATGGAAACGACATTCGTGCTGGATGCGCTGGAGCAGGCGTTGTGGGCCCGTCGTCCGTCTGGCACCATCCATCACAGCGATAAAGGCTCTCAGTATGTGTCACTGGCCTATACGGAGCGACTAAAAGAAGCCGGATTACTGGCATCAACAGGGAGTACAGGAGACTCGTATGACAACGCGATGGCTGAGAGCATCAATGGTCTTTACAAAGCGGAGGTAATACACCGTAAGAGCTGGAAAAACCGTGCAGAAGTGGAACTGGCCACACTAACGTGGGTGGACTGGTATAACAATCGACGATTGCTGGGAAGGCTGGGCCATACTCCTCCGGCAGAAGCAGAAAAAGCTTATTATGCTTCCATCGGAAACGATGATCTGGCAGCCTGAGTTCACAGATAAAACACTCTCCAGGAAACCCGGGGCGGTTCATTCCGATAATTACCTCGGCAATGCCCTTCATTTCGCTATCCGGGTGATAAACTTCGTCGCGATACAGAAACATGATCAGGTCTGCGTCCTGCTCAATTGCTCCTGATTCACGTAAATCTGAATTTACCGGTCGTTTGTCCGCACGCTGTTCAAGCGATCGATTAAGTTGTGACAATGCCACCACCGGTACTTGTAATTCCTTCGCCAAAGCCTTCAGTGAGCGAGAAATCTCGGCAATTTCCAGCGTTCGGTTATCTTGCAGCTCGGGGACGCGCATAAGTTGCAGGTAGTCGATCATAATCATGCTCAAACCACCATTTTCTTTATAAACACGACGAGCGCGGGAACGAAGCTCTGTAGGTGTCAGGGCGCTTGAGTCATCAATAAAAATATTCTGCTTGTCCAACAGAATCCCCATTGCGCCAGAAACCCGCGCCCAATCCTCGTCGTTAAGTTGCCCTGTTCGAATACGAGTCTGATCAACGCGTGCAAGAGAAGCCAGTGAGCGCATCATCAGTTGGTGGCTCGGCATCTCAAGGCTAAAAACCAATACGGGCTTATCGTTACGGACTGCGGCATTTTCGACGAGATTCATCGCAAACGTAGTCTTCCCCATCGATGGGCGGGCGGCGACAATAATGAGATCGGACGCCTGAAGTCCTGCCGTCTTCTTATTGAGATCGGTAAATCCGGTATCAAGCCCCGTTACACCATCATGCGGTCGCTGAAACAACTCTTCTATGCGAGATACCGTTGCATCGAGAATGCTGGCGATATCTTTTGGACCACTACCGCTCTTTTGTCGTTTTTCAGCTATTTCAAAAACGCGGCGCTCGGCCATATCCAGCAATTCATTGCTGCCCCTGCCATCCTGCGCATATCCAGCTTCAGCTATTTCATTTGCGACGGAAATCATTTCACGAACAACCGCGCGTTCACGAACGATATCCGCATAAGCACAAATATTTGCCGCGCTGGGCGTGTTCTTTGACATCTCCGCAAGGTACGCAAAACCACCGGCGCGTTCTAATTTACCGTTCTGTTCAAGTGCTTCAGCAAGTGTTATCAAATCAATCGGTTTGCCATGACTTAATAACCTCTCCATCTCACTGAAAATTTCACGATGAGCACTGGTATAAAAATCATCAGCAACTATACGATCTGCAACTTCATCCCAGCGGCAGTTATCAAGCATTAAGCCACCAAGTACAGCTTGTTCTGCACTAAGGGAATTTGGCATGGATTCAAGAGGGGATGCAGACATTAGCACTCCACCCAGGCGTGCTGAATGTCAGATATAATCGGCATACTCAAATCACTCCTAACGATATGAGTCATCACCAGAAAATCAGGATTAATGCGCCGGACTCTTCCCGGCTGTCACACCGAATCGCCAGGATGGTGAATCCGCAGTCCGACGCTATGAACGGGGCTTGCACATTCCGGCTACCTGGTTTGTTGCCTGAGCTAGGGGAAAGGTTACCCCTTTAACGTCACCAGACCGCTAACGACGCATGTGCCAGACGCCGTGTTACAACCAAATATGGTGGCCCCTACCGGACTTGAACCGGTGACCGTGCGATTATGAGTCGCCAGCTCTAACCACTGAGCTAAAGGGCCGGATTACTGCCAATTTTGCTTACGCTTTTATTTCACCGGAACAAACGGAACAGCGGTATTACTGGTCATATACTGCGGTAATGTACCGTTCCATTTGTTGATCGCTTCCAAGTCCATAACACCGGGGTTCTGGCGCAGAGCTTCACCACGTAAACGAATGGCATCAGCTTCGGCCTGGGCTTTTGTGCGAATAGCATCAGCCTGTCCGGCAGCTTCCGCGCGCAGCATGTTGGCCTCTGCTTCACGTTGTTTGACCTCTTGCTCGCGTTGCAGGGTTTTTTGGTTTGCCGTGACTTTGGCGTTAATACTGTCAATAACTGTTGGCGGGTATTCTGGCTTACCTACATAAGAGAGGCTCATCACCTGAATGCCGATTGGCGTCATTTCTTCCTGAATGTCTTTAAGGGCTGCATCAAGCAATTCAGATTTGCCACCGTCGATAAATTTGTCGGTGGTCATTTTGCTGGCTAATCGGTTCAGAGCATCTGCAACCTTCTGGCGTAGATCGGTATCAGTAATATCATCTACACCTTTGCGATAGGTCTGAAATACCGTTGTGACTTTTGCTGGATCAACCTTGTAGGCTACGCCGATGTGGTAACCAATGGTTGTTCCGTCGCTCATCTGGAAGCTGAACGGCTCATCGTATGTCTTCATTTGCTTAAAGGTCGGGAAGATATAAACTTCAGTATTCAAGCCTGTCCAGTAGCGACCAACGCCAACTACTTCACCGATACCTTTATCATCCCCCAGCTTATTTACTTTGATCCCTACGTTACCTGGCTCTACCCGATCGCATCCGGTCAGACATAAAGAACCCAAAATAATCGCTGCACTAATCAACGTTTTTTTCATTAATTAATTTCCTGGTTTTTTCACGAAAAAAGACTACTGCGAAAGCCGGGTAAATGAGCGCGAGAAGGACTCCCAACAATACAAGTATTGTGCTGTTAGATGAGATCATATTTGGCAAAAGCCAAACATACAGAACCAGTGACACAATCAAACAGAGGACGGCATAAATATATAACCGCACCCATAGCGTTCGACATTTGTTCGGATTGTTCTGCATCCTCTCACTCCATTATTTAACGAAT